ACTGAAATTGTTTTAAATGACAATGGCATTATTACAATGCTTACTGGTAATTCAGAAAGAATGCGAATTGATTCTTCTGGTAATGTTGGTCTGTTTGGAGATGATGTAACGCAAACTATAGACAACTATACCAATTATACAACGCTTACATTGTCTAACAACACTGGTGGCATTATACAATTTGAAGATGATGGTAATGCAATAGGTGAAATTTTTAATGGAACTGACAATTTAAGTATTGGTACTACTGAATCTGGAGCAAGTTTAAGGTTTAGAACCGACACAGGCACAGAAGCTATGCGAATTAATTCTTCAGGTTATGTTGGTATTAATAATTCAAATCCTCAATATGGCTTAGATTTAACTGGCTCAGCAAACTTTGAAAGTGCCTATACTGCAAACGCAACTGTTTTAAGAATAAACAACACTAATTCAAGTAATAATTATTTTGCTCAAGCTTTTTATAGTGGTGGTACACTTGCTGGATATATTTTTGTAAATTCATCAAATAACACAACTCAATTTGCAACTTCATCTGATTATAGATTAAAAGAAAATATCAATTATGATTTTGATGCTTTATCTAGAGTCAAACAACTAAAACCTGCAAGATTTAATTTTAAAACTGATGCAGATACAACTGTAGATGGTTTTATAGCACATGAAGTTTCTGATATTGTACCTGAAGCTATTATCGGTGAAAAAGATGGTGAACTTATGCAAGGTATAGACCAATCAAAATTAGTACCTATATTAACAAAAGCTATCCAAGAACAACAAACCTTAATAGAAACTCAACAAACCACTATTAATGATTTAAAATCAAGAATAGAAACATTAGAAGGATAATATGGCACTAACAAAAGTAACTTCAGCATTAACCGATTTAGATGGTGGTATTACTATTGATAACATTACTATTGATGGAACTGAAATAGATTTATCAAGTGGTGACTTGACTATAGATGTTGCAGGAAATATTCAGATAGATGCAGATGATAATGGGGAGGTTAGATTTCTTGATGGTGGCACTCAATACGCAACTATTAAGAAAGATGGGAACAATGCTTTGATACAGTCTATCGTAGCTGATGGAGATTTAGTTTTTCAAGGTATAGATGGTTCATCTTTTATAACTGCTATGCACATTGATATGTCTGAAGCAGGTCGTGTTGGAATAGGAACTACAACTCCATCAGCAAAATTACAAGTACAAGCAGATGGTGAAAGTATAAGACTTGATGGTTCTGCTGATACAACAAGAACTATATTTTTTAGAAGTACATCAGCATCAAATCCAGCACAAATACATTCTGATGGTGCATTAAAACTTCGTGCTGAAGATTCAGGTACGCACATGGAATTTCATACAGCAGACTCAGAAAGAATGCGAATTGATTCTTCTGGTAAGGTTCTTATTAATACCACAAGTACAGTAGGTACAAGCACTGCTTTAGTAGAATTTAATAATTTAGGAAGTGGTGGTAGAATTTTAAACACTAAAGACAATGGTACTGGTTCTTGTAATGCAATAACTTTTAACAATAATAATGGGCAAGTTGGTCGTATTACTACAGATGGTTCAGGAACAAGTTATGTAACAAGTTCTGATTACAGAATGAAAGAAAATTTAGTTTATGAGTGGGAAGCAATATCAAAAATAAAAAATTTAAAACCTGTTCAATTTAATTTTAAAACTAATCCTGATGAGCTTACTGAAGGTTTCATTGCCCATGAAGCACAATCAATAGTGCCATACGCTATAGTAGGTGAAAAAGATGGGGAAGAAATGCAAGGTATGGATTATGGTAAATTGACTGCTGTGCTTACTAAAGCAATCCAAGAACAACAAGAACAGATTGAAGCCTTACAATCTGAAATTAACACACTCAAAGGAGGTGACTAAAATGGCAATATCATATGAATGGGATGTAAAAACTGTGGACACTTATCCTACAAAAGACTCTAAGTCTGACGTAGTTTATAATGTGCACTGGAGACTAACAGCTACTGATGATACTAATAATGATGCAGATGATAATCCGCAAACTGCAACAGTATATGGGTCTCAGGGTTTAGATACTTCAGACTTATCAAGCTTTACAGAATTTGCAGACTTAACTGCAAGTGATGTACAAGGTTGGGTTGAAGCAGCTATGGGTGAAGATGAAGTCCAGTCTAAAAAAGATGGTCTTGATGCTCAAATAGCTGAAAAAGTTACACCAACATCTGTCCAAAAACTTATAGCTTAATATGGCTAGAAGTCAACCTTATACCGTAGCAGTTAACGGAGGGTTAGTTAAGTCTTCAAATGTAATAGACTTACTTAAAACTCCGGGAGTTGCCAAGGATTTACGAAACTTTGAAGTTTCTATTGAGGGAGGCTATAGACGTATTAATGGATATCAAAAATTTGGTACAACAAGTGCAGTACAACCAACTGGTAGTACAACTGATATTTTAGGTACTATACCTTATGCAGATGGGGTTGTTGCTTGTGCAGGTACAAGTATTTATTTTAGTCAAACTGGTACATCTTGGACCGAAATAAATAGAAGTAGTGTTGCTAGTAGTGGAGATAATCATACAGCTTTTACAGGTCGTAGTGTTTTAACAAGAACTAGCCAAGGACAAAATAGTTTTGCTTTATTTGAAAGTGCTACTTCTAATTATGGTACATTAATTATTGCCGATGGAGTAAATAAACCGTACTTTTTTAGAATGGAAGGTACAGGTGCTAATATAAATACTAGAACATTCTTTGGTGGGGAAATAACAGTTACTGGTACAAAAGGGGTAAAACATGTAACTGTTCATGACAAGCATTTAATAGCTGCTGGAGTAGAAGATAATTTAAATACTATATTTTTTAGTGGTACTTTAGACCCAACAGATTTTACTAGCACTGGTTCAGGTTCAATAGTTTTAGAAGACCAGATAGAAGGTATTAAAAGTTTCCGTAATGAATTATTTATATTTTGTACAAATAGTATATTTAAACTTATAAATATAAATGATTCAAGTAATATTGCAATCGTACCTGTTACTAAAAACGTAGGTTGTTTAAGTGGCTATAGTATTCAAGAGATTGGTGGTGACTTAATATTTTTAGCCCCAGATGGATTAAGAACAATAGCTGGTACAGCAAGAATTGGTGATGTTGAGTTAGGAACTATTAGTCAAGCTATTCAGCCGATTGTAACTTCTTTAGCTGAATCAATAGATAGTTTTGTTATTTCAAGTGTTGTACTTAGAGAAAAATCACAGTACAGATTATTTTACACTAATACTGGAGCATCTAATTCAGCACAACGAGGAATTATAGGCACGTTAAGACCAGATGGTTTTCAATGGTCTGAAACAAGAGGTTTAGAAGTTACCGGTATTGGTTCAGGTTTTGATAATAATAATATTGAACAATACTATCATGGCGATACAAATGGTTTTGTTTATCAACATGACATAGGAAATAGTTTTGATGGCACTAATATTTTAGCAAGATTTGAAACACCTAATTATGATTATGGAGATTTAGGTACATTAAAAACTTTACACTATATAAGAGTTTCAGCAAGTTCAGAAGGTATTGTTGAACCGGATGTTCAAGTTCGATTTGATTATGGAAATACAGAAGTTCCACAGCCGGGAAGTTTATTTGATATTGGAATAATAAACCCACCTTCAAAATTTGGAGACGCAGTTTTTAATACAAACGTATTTGGTGGAGGCGATAATCCACTAATTAGAGTTCCTTTACAAGGTAGTGGAACAAGTAACAATTTTACTTTTTTAAGTGAAGACAGTAAAGCACCATATACTATAAATGGTTTTTATGTAGATTTTATACCTTCAGGTAGGAGATAATAAATGGCACAAACATATACAAGACAAAGTTCTTTTATTGATGGTGATACTATCACCGCAGCATTATTTAATGATGAATATAATCAGTTAGTAAATGCATTTGCATATTCATCTACAAGTGCTACTAATACTGGACACAGACACGATGGTTCTGCTGGACAAGGTGGTAATATATTTAAAATTGGTGACTTAGACTTTTTAAATAAAGTAGAAATTGATAGCACTAATAATAGAGTAGGATTTTATGTAGAAGTTTCTTCTGCAGCAGTAGAACAAATAAGAATACAAGATGGAGCTATTGTTCCTGTTACAGATAATGATATAGATTTAGGAACAAGCTCTTTAGAATTTAAAGATGCATTTTTTGATGGCACTGTAACTACAGATGCCTTAGTAGCTGATACTGCAGACATTAATGGTGGTACAGTTGATGGTGCAACTATTGGAGCTAACTCAGCTTCTACTGGTACATTTACTTCTGTAACTACTACAGGTAATGTTGATGTTGGAGGTAATTTAACAGTTACAGGAACTACTACATTTAATGGTGGTACATTAACATTAGGTGATGCAGCAGACGATAATGTAGTTTTTGGTGCAGATGTTAATTCAAATATTATTCCTAATACAGACAATACATACGACTTAGGAAGTTCTTCTCAAGAGTGGAAAGATTTATACGTTGATGGTATAGCTTACCTAGATGGTATTAACTTTAATGGTACAGCAATTACATCAACTGCTGCTGAGTTAAATATTTTAGATGGTATCACATCGACTACAGCCGAACTTAATATATTAGATGGAGTAACTTCTACAACTGCAGAGCTTAATATTCTTGATGGAGTTACATCAAGCACAGCGGAATTAAATATTCTTGATGGAGTTACAGCAACTACTACTGAACTTAATATACTTGATGGAGTTACATCAAGCACAGCAGAACTAAACATCCTTGATGGTGTTACTTCAACTACTGCTGAATTAAATATTCTTGATGGTGTTACAGCTACAGCAACTGAAATAAATTTACTTGACGGTGTAACATCTACAACTGCTGAACTTAATATACTTGATGGAGTTACTTCAACTGCTACAGAATTAAATTTACTTGATGGTGTAACAGCAACTACAACTGAACTAAATTATGTCGATGTAACTACAGCAGGAACTGTAGAAGCTTCTAAAGCTGTTGTAGCTGATAGCAATGCAGATGTTTTATTTAGTGATAATGATAAATTAAAATTTGGCACAAGTTCAGATTTAGAAATTTATCATGATGGTTCAAATAGTCGTATACAAGATTCTGGAACAGGTAGTTTATTCTTACGAGGAACTAATTTAAAAATACAAGATTCTGATGGATTTGATTTCATGGCATTTGAAGATGGAGGAGGTGAAGCTGGTACAGTTAAAATAAAACATAATAATTCTACTGTATTAACAACAAGTTCATCTGGAGTAGATGTTACAGGAGTTTTAGCAGTTAATTCTGGCACTACAGATACAGCAGCAACTTTTACAAGCTCAGATGCTGCGGTAGCAGTAAACTTTGTTGCTTCTGATAATTCCATGAAAATAGAGACTTCAAGCACAGATGGAATTATTAAAAATAACGGAGCTGGTAGTTTTAGATTTTTTAATAATGGTAGTGAAAGAGCCAGAATAGATGACTCTGGAAATTTATTAGTAGGTAAAACTGCAATAGGTGTAGGCACTGCAGGTTCAGAAATAAGGGCAGATGGTCAAGTTAGTATAGTTCGTGACTCTGCCATACCACTATACATAAATAGAAAATCTAGTGATGGAGC